GTTCCGTGCACGGCCGGGGGGGCTGACCAAAGGGCCAGCCCCCCCGGAGGAAAGGTGATTGCACAGCGTCTGGGGGATCAACGCTGACCCACGCATTTTCGGGGCGCTATTCTCAATGTGAGACCATGCGTGAATGGCCCACTATTACGGCGCCCGTACTTACCCCGGAATGCCAACACCAAAGAAACCCCTTCACAAGTGCGATTGCCGTTATCAACGCGAAGCCACACAAGTTGGCCCGCCACAAGGCACCCGCAACACACTCTTAGCTTTTACACACGCAAGGAAACGACGTGACACGGCAGCTGGGGGATCACCACCGACCTGCGCCTTTTCAGGGTGCTATTCTCAATGGGAAGCTGGACGCAAACAGCCCCCTATACGGCAACCCTTACTTACCCCGGAATGCCACACACGCACGCGCGCTGAGTAGGGAGGGAAGGCAAAAGCACAAAGCCAAACCCACACACACGGTAGAAGGGAGGTTGCTCAAGGAGCTCGGTCCGTGAACCGAGCGACGCCGAACACTCCATACTGCACTTTTTCTACTACCAACGCGCTTAAATGGCCCCCGCCAACGCAGAGAAGACGGGAGGGAACTTCGGAAAGAGAAGCGAGAGAGCTCCTCCGATTTTGGCGGAGTGGCGCTTCAAGAACCCACCAGCAGAGCGGGCCGCGTTGGCCAGCATCTGAAGATGGGTGGTGTTCTCATAGAAGTTGGAGATACGCCGAAGGATGTCTCTGGCCTTCTCCACCTCAAGACACGACTCTTGCGGAATTTCGGCATCAAACCACATGTCGTTTGTCTGGAACTCAATCACGAGGGACTGGTTCAAGATGTACTCCAACCCAGGGTACGACGCTGGGGAGCCGTATGCATTGGATTGCACGCGGACCATCGCGTACCGCGAGCGATAGAGGGGGAAAGAGCATTCGGAGACCAGGGCTCCACCGTTGTCCATCTTGACGTAGTCGTAGAAGTCGATATCCTCTTGATCAGAAGGTTTGAGAAAGGTGTAACAACCCTTCTTGAACACTCCTGAAAAATAGTTGACGTCGACAGCCAAGCCAGAAAGGTCGCTCTCGCCCACCAACGAGGTCCAGGGGGAGCCCGGGGACATGTTGATGGCTTGGAGAAACCCATCATTATACTGTGCGGCCGCGCCGTTGCTCACAAGGAGCGAAACGGCGTTTACGCGCGCTTGGCACAACTGGGGTAGATGGTTTACG